TCATTTGGGATACACCTTCACTGAAAGCGGATACCAATGCTGCAATAATCTGCGGAACCGCTTTCACGATTTCCACGATGATTTTGGGGAGATTCTCAATCAGCGCAATGAACAGCTTTACACCGGCGGCAATGATCAGACCAACATTGGCGGCGAAGGTATTGACCAGCTCACCGACAATCTGCGGCACTGCCGTTACGATGATGCTGATGATCTGCGGAAGGTTCTCAATAAGGGAAATCAGCAGTTCCACACCGGTGTCAATGATGTCCGGGATGGAGTTCAGCAGATCGGTCACCAGACTGTCGATGATCTTGGGGATCGCCGTCAGGATCGTGGTAATGATCTGCGGCAGGGCTGTGATCAGCGAGGTCAGCAGCTGGATGCCTGTCTGGATGATCTGCGGAATGGAATTGATAATGAAATCAATGATGGAGTCGATGATTTCCGGCATTGCCTCGATGATGACCGGGACGGAATTGAGCAGACCCTCTGCCAGTCCGGTGATGAGTTGCAGGGCGGCATCCAGAACCAGGGGCAGGCTGTCCACCAGACCCTGCACAATGGTGACTACCGCTTCCACTGCCGCCGGGATGAGTTCCGGCAAAGCCGAACCAAGACCGGAAGCCAAAGAGGTGATCAGCTGCAAAGCCGCATCAGCCAGCAGAGCCACATTCTCTACCAGAGCGTTGACGATGGTCATGACTGCTTCTACTGCCACAGGGATCAGCTGCGGCAACAGCGACATGAGCATCGAAAGAACCTGGGCGAACAGATCCGTCACCACAGTCATGAGACTAGGAATCAGATCTGCCACGGCAGACAAAATGCCCCCCAATGCTGTAGGTAGCGCAGTGATCACATTTTCGATGATCGGCACCACATTGTTAACTACAGCCTGGAAGGCATCTACTACATTCGCTGTCAGATTCACCATATCAGCATCGGCATTGCCCAGACCGGCAGTAAAGGAACCAACCGCCGCTTCCAGAAGGCCAATGGAGCCGGTTATGGTCTGAGTCGCTTCTCTGGCAAAATTACCTGCATATTGCTCGGTATTTTCCAGGAACATCATCATGGCCATTTCGGCCTTTTCTGCCTGGGATGCCTTGTTCCAACAGAAGTCAAAACCCTTACCCAGGGCATAGGCTTCAATGTTGGTGGCATTCATGGCAACACCAAGGTTGTCCATCATGGTGAAGTTACCCTTGGCGGCACCGGCAACGGACTCCATGGCCATGGACATATCGATGCCCATGACAGATGCCATGTCCGCGGCTCTCTGCATGGCCTGGGTTGTCAGTTCCAGACTTTTCTGCTGATCCAAACCGGAGCCCTGGAACAGAGCGCCCATCTTATTGGCAGTTGCCAGATATTCACTCTGGGACAGGCCCAGGTTGCGATAGGCATCTTCGCCGGTTTTCTGGATCTCCGCAGCGTACTCACCGAATACAGCTACCGAGCCGCCCAGGTTCTGCTCCAGCTCACCAAACTGTTGCACAACTTCCGTACCCAGTTTGATGGCGGCAGCACCGGCGGCAACCACCACCGTACCCATAGCTGCTCCGACTGTTTTCAGAATGGAGCCGAGATTCTTAAACCGGTCACCGGACTTTTCCGCAGCATCAGCAGATTCTTCCAGTTCCTCACCCAGGTCATCTGCCTCATCCGCAGTCTGGGCCATTTCCCGTTCCATATCGTTCAGAGCAGCCTCAGCGTTGTTCAGCTGGATCTGCCACTGCTGAGTACGGCGGTCATTCTCACCGAAGGACTCCGTGGCATTCTGCAATGCCTTACGGAGCATTTCGATTTTTTCCTTCTGTGCGTCAATCTCTTTGGCAAGCACCTTATGCTTTGCCGCCAGAGCCTCGGCAGAAGAATCATTTTTATCAAACTGGGAGGAGACCAGCTTCATTTCCGATCCCAGCACCTTGAAGGACTGGTTGATTTCTGTGAGGGCTTTCTTAAATTCCTTCTCACCCTCCAGACCGATTTTTAAGCCGAAGGTATCTGCCAAGAGCCTACACCTCCTTCTTAGATGCCGGGTGGGATGATCTCATCGATAAAGACCTCCCGTTTGGGTTTTGCGATACCGTTATACTGCTTATGGCACTCCCAGAGATCCAGGAGCAAGCCAAAAGGCATCAGCCAAACCTCATCCCAGGATAGATGAAGCTGGCCGATGCCGTAATATAGCAGTCGGGTAAATAACTCTTCGTCACTTACCCGACTGCCGCGTTTTTTGTGTCTGCCTCACTTTCGATATTCCGCTTCGTACCCTTCAACAGACATTCCGTGATTGCATTCCTAAAATCGCCCAGTTCCACGGGCGTGGTCAGCAGCTCCACCATTTCCTCCGTCAGCAGCGTATGCCGGGAGTCAGGATTTCTGAGGTTGTGGATCATAAGACTCTGATTTGCCAACAGGGTGATGAGCCAAACGATTTCGGAGATCGCCAGTTCGAAGTTCTCAGTCTTCATCAGCTTATCGCCCAGATTCTCCAAACCGCCGTACCGACCGGCGATGTCCTTAGTTGCCTTGGTGGTAAGAATCAGAGCATATTCTTCGCCGCCGATGGTGATCACGGCACTACGTTCCATATCCATAGGTCAGTACCTCCTTATTCAGAAACAGGTGCAGCCGCACCATAGGTGGGTTCGTAAACTTCGTTATACCAGTTGGTGATAACGGTGGCGGTGACATTGGAATCACCCTCGGTGACCTCAGCCTTCCAGGGATGCTTGCCGTTGTCATCTGCCTTCGTCCGGCGCAGGATCGTACCCTCGATGGTGGGAGTGGAGAAGGTGATGCTATCGCCCTTGGTGGCAAGCACCGTGCCGGGGATACCGAACTTCACCTTATACAGCCAGAAATACTTGTACTTGCCGTTGGCCTTCTTTGCCCGGAAGCCGATAGCTACGGGAGTGCCACCGTCCTCGCTGCAATAGACCACAACACCGTTACTGTCGATGGTGGAGCCGCTGAGAACAGATGCTACGGTAGCACCCAGATCATCCACACCCAGAGACAGCTTGCCGTTTTTGAATTCCTTGACCACTTCCGCAGCGCCATCGTCTGCGTACAGGGTAGCCTCTGCCAGTTCAACGGACAGATCCGCACTCATTGCCTTTGCCAGCTGCACCGGGGTACCGTAGGTCTCGTTGCCCTCTGCATCCTCGGTGATGGGCGCATAATACAGTTTATCCAGACCAATTGTTGCCATAGGTCATTCCTCCATTTCATAATAATGGGCCACATCCACAGCGTAGTGGTGGTAGCCGGTTTCGGTCTCGTAGCCGATGTATCTTCGCTCTGTAATCGTATAGCCCCGTGAAAACAGAGCCTTAACGATCCGATTTTTATCCTTCATGTAGTTCCCTTTGGAATAAAGGGAAATCCGGGCCTCCTGGACATCGTATCCCGGTCGGTTGTCCCCATGGACGGCAAAGGTATCCGTCAGAGGCACTATCACGGCATAGTGATCCGGTGCGGTATCCTTAAAGACACCTGTCTCGACCGGAATGTCCAACATGGAAAATACAGTCTGGATATCCGCCAGCAAACTCATAGTTTCTTCACCTCTTCCTCGAATTTCTGCTGCATGGTGCTGATGCACTCTTTTCGGGATGCCGTTTTCGCCGGTTTCAGAAAAGGCTTCGCAGGCTGACCATGCTTGCCGTACTCAAGAATATTGGCGATCTTTGCGTTGCTGTCGCCATCCTTACGAGGTTCTGCAAAACCGACTTTGATGTCATGGTTACCTTGGGCATTGATTTTGACTGGGGACAGGCCAAGGGACCCGACCAGTTCGCCGGTGGATCTTGATTCATATTTTGTATCCGCACCCACAACAGCAGAAAGATTTCCATGAACCCTCTGCAGGACAATTTCTCCGCCGGCTTCCAGGACGGTTTCGGCAATGGAATCGAAATCCTTACCCAGTCGGGAGATTTGCAGCAGAAATTCTTCCGGCATTTTTACATCACATTTAGCCAACGGTGGGCACCACCTTTTTCGCCAGAACTTCCAGGTACATACCCTTGCCCTTTACATTCTCCACGGAAGTGATTTCAAACCGGTCACCATCACAGACAATAAAGTGGTCTGTGGAAATGGTGACACCCGGTATGATCCGGAAACGGAATAAATCTGTAGCTGTGGAAAAAGTAGCAAGGTTAGCCCACCGCTGGGACCCGTGTCGCCCCTCCCTGTATACCCTAACGGAGGCGATCACGGTATCCTCAAAGGTAGAGAAACCTTCACTGTCTTTGGCTGCGGTGACAGAAATGATGTCAGCAAAACTATTCATTTTTCCGAAACTCATGGTCACACCTTCCATTCTCTGTCAAGCCGCAGGAGCAGATTGACGGTTGTCCAGACTTGCTGAGAAGCCTGGACATTATCCGCAAAAAAGCCGCCTGTGCTGCCATCTCTCGACTCATAAAAGTGGGAGGCAAGCATAATGACGGCCTGTTCCGTAGTGGGCGGCATGATGCCGTCACTATAGGAACCGGCTGGAATGTGCTGATAGCTTTCGGCATAGGAAACGGCGGCAGTGATGAAGCTCTGCAAAAGCGCATCATCTGCCGTATGCTCCAGAATCAGATTCTGTTTTACCTTTGTCAGAAGTTCTTCCATCACTGCCGCCTCCTTACTTAAGCAGCCTTCATCTGCAGGACCTTTACGGCCTCGGGCAGAATCAGCTTGCCGTCAACACGCTCCTTGGCCACAAAGCCGACCATGCCGTTACCGGCGAACAGTTCCTTCAATTCGGAGAAGGAACGGGTGCCGCGGTCACCGATGTTGTAATACTTGAAATCACCAAAGGCGATGACAGGCTTACCGGCTGCCATGGTAGGCACATAGGGAGAGGTGTAAACGGGATAACCAAACAGGCGGTCAGGTTCACCGGCCTGCATGGAGGGCTGCCACAGGAATGCCTGGTTACCATCCTTCAGCTTCCGCAGGGCGGAGATGGTCTGGTCGTTCATGATGAACGCGGCATTCTTACGGTAGGGACGCTTAAGGCTGTAGACCAGGTTGATGATCTCATCTGCAGTGATGGCAGTGGCAGACGCGGCGGTCACACCAACTTCCGCGCCACCGCTGGCGGCGAAGATGCCCAGAGGCTTACCCACACCGTCACCGTTGAGGAAAGCATCCTCTTCGGCATTGCCCAGGGCCTTACCGAACTGAGTGATGATATAGCTTTCCAGGTTGAAAGCGTTATCGTACAGCAGTTCCTCGGTGACCTTGATGGCAACGTGCAGCTTGTGGGCATCCATCAGGATCTGATCGAAGGTGGCATCACCGAAGGACAGTGCGCCGCCTTCCTCAATCCATGCTGCCGCAGGAGTGGTCGCCGCCACATTGATCTTACGCTCACCGGCAGTGGTGATGTGGGTGGCCAGCTGACGCATGATATTGGATTCCTCCAGGGCCTGGATCAGCCGACGGTCATATTCCTCGGGAACCAGGTAGCCGCCGTCCGCATCCACACCTTCCTGCAGAACATTGGAGATCCGCTTGAAGTTGGAGCGCATGGCAGCCAGCATATCCTTGGCGTAAGCCTCAGAAGCACGGCCGGTCTTGGTCTGCTCACCATCGGCGGTAGTGGTCATGGGCTTACCGGTGATGGGAGTGGATACAGGCTTGGACAGATCTGCGTCAATTGCCTCACGGCGCTCCATACGCTTGATCTCGTTGCTCAGGGCTGCCAGATCCTTCTCCATGGCGGCATAGGTGGCATCGTCCTCGGCGGACAGAACACCCTTGTCATTGCGGTGGGTTTCCAGGAAACCATCCATGGTAGACAGCAGCTTGGTACGCTTGTTACGCATTTCGATAATAGTCATAGTGTTTTCCTCCAGATTAAATGTAATTTTTGATGGTATTCAGATCCGCTTTCAGGGCATCCACAGAGCGACCTGCGGGCTCCTGGGAAGCGGTGGTGGGCTGGATCTTGCACTTTGCGGCAATCTTACCCATAAGGGAGTTCATGACGGATGCCTTGGAATACAGCATGGATACATTGGGTGTACCCATGGCATCTGCTTCACCGGATCGCTTCATGATTTCGTCTGCGAAGCCCAGTTCGATGGCCTTGTTGGCATCCATCCAGGTTTCCGCATCCATGAGATGACTGAGCTTCGTCCGGGACAAGCCGGTCTTAATCTCATAGGCATTGATGATGGAGTCCTTGACACTACTCAGCATTTCAATAGCCTTCTGCATTTCACCGGTATCACCGAAAGCGACTGTCATGGGGTTATGGATCATGAGCATGGATACCGGGGACATCAAAACCCTGGCACCGGCCATGGCGATCACGGAAGCCGCAGAGGCTGCAATGCCGTCGATCTTCACCGTGACGCTACCAGGGTATTCCACAAGCATATTGTAGATTTGGGCAGCTGCAACGCAGTCACCGCCAGGGCTGTTGATCCAGACGGTCACATCTCCGGTGCCGGACATGAGTTCGTCCTTGAAAAGCTGAGGAGTCACTTCATCGTCATACCAGCTTTCCTCGGCGATGGTGCCGTTCAGATGCAGAATCCGTTCTGCCGGAGCCGTCTCCGTCGCTGCCTGGTTCGTCCAGTTCCAAAACTTCTTCATTGGGGTTTTCCTCCTTCCCGTTATCATTGGTTGTATTGGCGAATGCTCCTGCATCACGCATGGGGAGCATATTGCCGTTGATGAGATACAGGTTGCCGCCTTCCTCGTCCGGGATAAGATCCAGATTTTCCAGTTCCCGGATGTCGTTGGCGGACATCCAACCGTTCTGGCGACCGATGGCATATCCGTTCATACGGCTCTGATAGTCGCCCCGTAGCAGACCCTCCAGATTAAATTTCACGAAATACCGGTTCTTTTCGTCAAAAGACAAAAGGGTTCGCTGGATACTTTGCTCCCACCGAACCACCCAGGGGTCCAGCGTGTATTTCACAAACTCAAGGGACTGCTGTTCAATATTAGAAAAGCTCGACTTTTCCAGATCACCGACCATGTGGGGTGGCACTCGGAAAATTCGAGCAATTTCATTAATTTGGAACTTACGAGTTTCCAGAAACTGAGCCTGTTCCGGAGAAATGGAGATGGGTGTATATTTCATGCCCTCTTCCAGAACAGCCACCTTATTGGAATTGCCACTGCCGCCAAAGGCAGACTGCCAGCTTTCCCGGACTCTCTGAGGGTCTTTGATGGTGCCGGGGTGTTCCAGGATGCCGCCGGGGGTCGCACCGTTGGCGAAGAACTTGGCACCGTATTCCTCACAGGCAATAGCCATGCCGATGGCGTTCTTTGCCATGGCGATAGGGCTGTAACCCACCAGGCCGTCAAAACCAAGGCCGGGAATATGTAGCACATCGCTGGGCTGCAGCGTAACTGCGTATTCCTTGCTCTTGATAGCCTCGTCCGGGCCACGGTAATAGGTATAGTAGAGGTGACCTTTATCGTCCCGATCCACACTCATGCGGTTGGGCATAAGCGGATATAGGGCAATGACTTCATTCTTGCCGTTGCGGATCACCTGTGCATAGGCATTACCCCAAAGGAGCAGATGGGTCATGAGGGTCTCTCGGAACACGAAGGAACTCATTTCGGGATTTGGTTCATCGTGCAGCAGCCGGTACAGCGGATGTTCGATAGCTTTTTCTTTGCCTCCAGAACTGTTATACCGGTAAAGGTGCAACGGCAGTCCTGCCACTGCTTCTGCCAGAATGCGAACACAGGAGTACACTGCGGTCATCTGCATGGCAGATCGTTCTGTGACAGTTTTGCCGGAGGTTGTGCCGCCCATAAAAAAGGTGTAGGCGCTGCCTGCTGTACTGTTTTGGGGCTTGTCTCTGGACTTGAAAAGAGCGGTAAATATACCCATACAAGGCTTCCTTTCTTAATAACATATTTTCTTGACATTACCCCCAGTTGGGGGTAATATTATTTGTATCAATTATTCATACTTTCGGAGGACGCTTCATGGAATTTGAAAGTTTAGATGGCTATCGCCTTATGCATCCTCACACAAAAAGCATCCTTTTTGAGCGCAGAGTAATTCTTGGCTTGACGCAAAAGCAAGTAGCTGAACGCGCCGGTATCCGGCTGCAAAGCTATCAGCGTTTTGAAAGCGGTGAACGAAATATCATGACCGCTTCTTTTCAGTTGGCCTGCCGGGTCATTGAGGCACTGAAAATGAATGTCTCCGACTTTTATCACGGGGAATATTTCCTGGGTGAAGAACTTTATGCCACCGATGATGGCCTTCGTTATAAAAAGACAGGAAAACTGATCAACGAGGATGTTATAGAGGAAAAATCAGATAAATAAAATGCCTCGGTCATCATAGACCGAAGCACCATTATCGCTGCCACAGCGGATTGCCCGGTCAAGTGCCATGATGGTGGCCACCGCGCCGTCAATCTTCTCTGTGGATTTTTCTTTGTCAGGCTTGATATTGCCAGCGGGGTCCGTTCGGATGAAGATGTTATCCATCATCCAACGCAGCACCGGATGACCACCATGGGCAATCCGTTCCTCCAGAACCAGCTTCATCAGTTCCTTGGTGGGTGGGGACATATCCTTGAAGCCCTGTCCGAAGGGAACAACGGTGAAACCCATGCCTTCCAGATTCTGTACCATCTGAACAGCGCCCCATCGGTCAAAGGCAATTTCCCGGATATTGAACCGTTCACCCAGCCGCTCAATGAACTTTTCAATGTAGCCATAATGGACGACATTGCCTTCGGTGGTCTGAAGGTACCCCTGCCGCTCCCAGACATCGTATGGCACATGATCCCGGCGGACACGCAGATCCAGGTTATCCTCCGGAATCCAGAAGTATGGGAGAATCATGTATTTATCATCCTCATCGGTAGGTGGGAACACCAACACCAGGGCTGTGATGTCCGTGGTGGAGGAAAGGTCAAGACCACCGTAGCAGACTCTGCCTTCCAGGTCATCTTCGCTGACAGCAAACTCGCATTTATCCCACAGGTGCATCGGCATCCAACGGACAGCCTGTTTTACCCACTGATTCAGACGGAGCTGCCGGAACGCATTCTCTTCGCCGGGGTTCTGCTTTGCGGACTCACAGGCATCTTTGACCTTATCGATGCCTACCGTAATACCTAGTGATGGATTTGCTTTTTTCCAGGTCTTGGGATCTGTCCAGTCATCCGACTCATCCGCACCATAGATTACAGGATAGAAGGTGTGATCAATTTTTCTGCCTTCAATGATGTCTTTTGCTTTCTGGTGGATCTCATAGCAAATAGACTTGGTGTCATTACCTGCTGTGGTGATAAGGAAGTAAAGGGGCTGCATACGGGCATCACCGGAGCCCTTTGTCATAACATCAAATAGCTTTCGGTTTGGCTGGGTGTGTAACTCATCGAAAACAACGCCGTGGGTGTTGAAACCGTGCTTGTTGCCGACATCAGCGGAAAGCACCTGGTAGATACTGCCTGTTGGCTGATAAATGAGTCTCTTCTGGGAGTCCAGTATCTTTACTCGCTTGGAGAGTGCCGGACACATCCGAACCATATCCGCAGCCACATTGAATACGATGGATGCCTGCTGGCGATCTGCGGCACAGCCATATACCTCCGCGCGTTCTTCGCCGTCGCCGCAGGTCAAAAGCAGTGCCACCGCAGCCGCCAGTTCCGATTTGCCCTGTTTCTTAGGGATTTCGATATAGGC